CCAGCGCTGTGTCTGCCGCCGATTGCGCCATGGCCAGCAGGGAGCCGGCGGCCAGAGCCGCGCCGCCGGCAATCCCACCAGGACCGCTCAGCAGACCGGCAGCCTCTCCGAGCGGACCTGGCAGCTCGCCGGCCAGGTCGCCGAGCTTGCCCACTTTGCTGGCTGACTCGTCCAGCCCCTTGTCCAGCTGGCTGGTGTCAGCGTTCAGTTTGACTGTGCCGGTCTGCCCGTCGAGCTGCTCGAACAGGTCGCGCGCGTCCTTCAAATCCTTTTCGATCGTCCCGACCAGCCGCGCCTGAACCGTCGCCTCATCACCGTCGAGCTGCTCGAGCTTCTGTTTGGCTGCCGCCAGCTGTTTCTCCAGCCGGTCTGTGTTGGCGGTGACAGTCACCCGCGCTTCATCAGCCTCGAGCCCGTCGATCTTGTGTGCCAGCTTGTCGATCTTCGGCGACGCCTCGTCGCTGGCGGTGATCTCGACCTCAACCTTGTTTGCTCTGGTCGCCATGTCAGAACCTCACAGACCCGTCTACGAGCTCAGCCACCACATCAGGGAAGCGACCGTTAGCAGCAGCCACCAGAGTGTCCCACCGTTTGTCACCGCTCGTTTTGTGCCTGACCGTGACATGTTCAAACACAGCCCCGCCGGCCACAGCACCGATCGACAAAGCCTCACGGCGACGCGGCGCTATCGGATAGCCACCGCGCCGACCGTAAGACTTGATCGACCATGCCGCCGCAGGGGTGCCAACCAGCACAGTGGTCGCCGAGCTGCCACGCGACTGGCGCGATTTGATCCGCGCCGACAGCCTGACAGGTCTGCCGCCGGCAAACCGAAACGTGCCGCCGGTCTCTTCGGCGCGCTGTACAAACCAGGTCACCAGCTCGGCGACGCCAGCGTCAGGGATCTTGGCGACCTGCTTTGACAGCGCGGCCATGTTGGCCGCGCCGCGAGTCACTTTGACTTGCTGCCGCTGGTGGCGAGCTCGGCCCCTGCCGCTGCCGCGAGTACATCGGCTGGCGTGGTGATCGTCGGCGCGTCCAGCATTGGCCAGCTGGCTGTGGTGGCCGCTGGCGACCCGTCGCCGAAGGTCCCACCGAGCGCGCCGGCCACGACATAAGCCTGGCCCGTGGCGACAACCTGGTCAGCGACCGCAGCGTTCTTGTCTGCGGTCAGCTTGAACCACTTTGGCAGGGTGTCATTCGTGAACGCGTAGTTTGACAGCCCGCCGCCTGGCGCGTTCCAGTCTTGCAACCATGCCAGCTCGAGTGTGTAACCAGTCTTGCCTGGCGACGTTGTGGCCGGCGCGCAGCCAGTGGCCGGCACAGTGGTGGTTGTCGGCACAGGGGTGATCGCGGCCGAAGTGATCTGACACTCGAACGCTTCGCCGAGCGCTAGCCCCGCCTCATCATCGGCGACCACGAGCGTTGGGTTGTTCAGGATGAGCAGTGTTCTTGCCATGGTTGCCTCCTACGGGCACAGGCTGACATCAGAGACAAACGTCAGCGGGATGATTCGCGCTAGGGCGGGAGGTTCGCCAGTGTCACCGCCGCCAGTGGCGACGAATGACAGCGGTCCCTCGAACCTCACAGTGGAAGGGATCAAAGCTTGCAACACGACCGTTTCGAGCTCTGTCAGTTGCTCGTACTGGCTGGCCTGCGCGTTGCGCGGAACCAGCAGGGTGACATCGAAGCCGTAGCGCAGCGTCCAGCCGTCCTCAATGTCATCGTTTCTCGGTGCCAGCACCACAGCCGGCAGCACCGATATCGCGGTGCCTGGCGGCACCACAGGGACACGCGTTTTGCCGGCAGCGTCCAGACCGTCGCGGATCAGTTTCGTCAGCTCGGCCAGATTCACGCGATACCCCATCCGACGTACAGCCGCAGAAAGTAGTGCCGCCAATGCTTGAACAGATGCTCAGGTGCGAACACTGGCGCGAAGAACGGATCGCCCACAGCGACCTGAGCCCCTGACGGGCTGAACGCATCCTGATAGATGCGCGTCGCGTAGCCCACGATCCCGTTCTGTGTCAGCGCGTCATCAGGTAGGCCGAGCTCGTTACGGTCGCTGTAGTCGATCACGTACAGCACAGCGGCGCTGACAGCTTCGGCGACCTGCTCGTCATCTGGTGCGGCGTGCAGATTCTTTCGGACGCGTTCCACCAGGTCTGGCATGACAGCCTCGATGGGGCCGAGCACGGTGGCCGGCGGGATCTCAATGTCTGACACCGCCGGCCCCTGTGTCAGCTCTTCGGCTTGCTGCTGCTCTTCGGCGGCTGGTCGAGCTCGGTCGGCTCTTCGGTCTTGGCCGTCTTGGTTTTGCGGGTTGCGCCGGCACCCGTCCAGATCGGTGCCAGCCCTACCGCTTCCCTGTTGGGATCCTCGAACATCGTCATGTCACGGCGTCTTCGTGATCTTGACAACGCCGGTCGGCTCGATGACCACACAGTCAAAGTCACCCGCGTATCCGACCTGAACACCCCACACCGATGGCTCGTCAACGGTCATGTTCCCGTACTTGTACTCGAACGCCTTGGCGGCAGCGGTCGAGTAGACCAGGATCTGGCCTGTGTCGAGACCGGCCGACATGACCACAGTGAGACCAGCGATCGACGACGTTGGCCCCTGCTGCAAATCGGCGATGGTGAACCCTGGCGAGTAAGCGTTCTGCGGGTTGACGGGCGGGAAGATCGGACCGATCACGCCGAGCATGTCCGGAGAGACAGCCAGGATGGTCGCGCCTTGGCCTTTGGTGGCGGCGAACACCTGGCCGGCAGCACCCCACACAGCCGACGCGATCTGAGCGGCGGTGTTGGCACCTGTCGGCAGGACCGGGCCGGCAGTGGCGGCAGCCCACAGCACGTCGGCCGCTTCCTCTTCGGTTTCGATCGCGTACTGCTGCGCCAGATCGTTAATCACCATGTCGAGAATCGACGGGCTCGAGCGGTTGATGTCCTGCTTCGACACGTTGACGTAGCCGCCGAACGTGTCAGCGCCCAACGGCGTTTTGGTAATCAGCATCTTGCGCGACGCCAGCTCGGTCTTTTCACCAGCCTGCTTCGCAACAGACGTGTGCTGCGTCACCCGCGCATACGACCAGGATCCGCCGGCCAGGTCTGTCGGGCCGAGCGTGCCGACCAGCGGACGGGCCACCTCGATGAAATTGACCACTGGCGACACGATCGACTCCGGCAACAGACCAGGGTTGTCGGCTGTGGTCTGGTGTGCGGCGGCACGCGTGAAGATCTCCAACCGCTGCTGCGCGTCCACGTCGCCCATGCGTGCGTAGTAGTAGTCGGCGATATACGCGCCGGCAGAGCGATACTCAATGTTCGCTGTGCGCGGGTCACGAGCGGCGGCGTACATGCCGACCAGCTCCTGTGTGCGCTGGCGCGACTCGATCGCGATGCGCGCACCCTCTTGGAGCGGGGTCATCTGTTGCATGATCTCGTTCTCACGCGTCTGGGCGCGAGTGAACAGCTCCATTTCTTGCTGGTTCAGGTCGCGGTTCTGCTCGTTGGCAGCAGCCACGAGACCGTCCTGAAATGAGCGGCGCTCTTCGAGCTCGCTTTGGAGCCTGGCAAGCATCGCGTCTGTTGCGGCCACGGGAAACCTCCGGTGTTGTCGGGGTGCATCCGTTTCATCGGCCAGCCACTGGCAGTATCTCCGACGGCGACGCGTTTGGGTTGTCAGGTGTGAGAGTAGCGCGCCACGAGCCTGTCCAGCATGATCCTGTCAAGGTTCGGTGTCAGGGTGCCGATCGGCCCCTGTGTGCCTGCTGGCTGCGCGAGATCCGCCACGGTGGCACCAGACCGCACGTCAAGCACAGCGGCCCCTGTGTAAGCAGGTGTGAACGTCAGCGCGATATGGCCCAGAAACGCTTTGAAGATCCGACGGCGCGAGCGGGTTTCCCAACGCTGGTGTTCCGGCATGACACCGAAACCGACCGACGCGCCAATCATCCCGTCGTCCGCGTCATCGAGCACCTGATCGCCCTCCGGCCCGCGCCTGATCCGAACCTCGGTCACGAGACCCTCTGGCCTGTCAGGGTGGAACGCTTCGACACGGCCTGTGATCTTGTTGGGGTCATGTTCGAGATTCACCAGGAAACGGCGGGCGCGGTTCTGTATCGCGCCGAACGCGCCAGGATTGAACGCCTCCTCGATCAGCCGGCCTTTGTATTCGACCATTGCCCATTCGTCGTACGGGACAGCCACGAGCTCGATCACCCGTTCAGGGAAGCGCACGTCAACTACCGGCGCGGACCTGGTTTCTATCTCGGCTCGAGCTGTCATAGCACCCCTGTCTGTGTGAACGCGGCAGCGTCGCCGGCGGCATAGCGTTCGATCTGTTGCACCTGCTCGACCGTGAGCACACCAATGCGAACCAGGATCTCCCAGGTTTGCGCCCGCTCGTACGGTCCTGGCTGAACGTACGCGTCGCGGTTGACCTCGAGCCGTGTCCCGCGTGGTGTCAGCCACGCCGACAGCGCGCCCATGACTTTCTTCGCTTTGGGCCTGAGACCTGCGCGCCAGTGGTAGTCGAAAATCTGCTCGACATTGCTGTACGTCATCGAGTCGCCGCCTGACGGTAAACCCATCAGGAACGGTGGCACACCCAACAGCACCGCGATCCGCGATTCGTTGAACTGTGACAGGTCCAGCAGCGCCATGTCTGCTGGCGAGAATTGCAATGTCTCGAACTCGATGCCACCAGACAGCACCGCCGGCAAACCCAATGACGACATGCGCGCTTCAACCCAGTCTGCCTGTAGCGCTCTGGTCTGCCTTGACGTGAGCTCGTCAGGATGCTTCAACACAGCATTCGGTATGCCGCCAGATGTCGCCACGCTCGTCGCGTAGCGCGACAGAACCTCTGCCGCGACCAGCCGAGCTCGTCCCGCTTCGAGCGGGCCATGGCCGTGCGCGTCGCTGGTGCGCGACTTGTACCGGATATGCAACAGGTCGTCCGTGACATCGGCCGCGCCGATGTTGTAGACCCGTCGCCCGCCGGCCATCTCGACATTCACCAGCCAGGGGTCCACCACATGGAACCTGGCCGGCCAGCCATTCGAGTAGCGCGCCGTTGACAACACGAACGCTTCGCCCATCTGGTAATCCCAAAACAGCTGTTCCGCGAACTCTTCCCATGACGTGTAAATGTCAGGATCAGGATTATCCAGCCAGTCGTCTGGCAGTGTCGGCGACGCGCCGACCAGATACGGCGGCATGGTTGCCAGCAGCGAGCTGTTCAGATCCAGACAGCCCCATGCTGTGTCGCTCAGGTTGGCGACCGAACCAGACCAGTTCGGTGTCGCCCATTCAGCCGGCCAGCCGGCCCATGGTGACGGTCGGATGATCGAGCGCGGCCAGCGGTCGCCAGGTCCCTCGTCTACGAGCTCGAGCCCATGCGGGTCGCCAGGTCTGGCCACGTCATCGCCGACAGTTGCCGGCGGGACACTCGCGGGATCGTTGCCATTCGGCACCACTGGACCGTCCGACGGGCGCAATGCGCGCTGCTCGATCGGCGGCTGGTTATCCACAGGTCAGAGACACTAACTCAGAATCTCACGCGACACGTGGGATTCGCCGGCGGTGCGCACCCTGT